GGGGCGATCTCCCAAGCCGCCCCCGGCTCCACCTTGAACCGGAAGCAGTACCCTACCGTGATGCGGTCAGGCAAACCTTCCGGTTCAAGCCCCTCCATCCAACCAACGGAGCCATCCAATGTCCGTCCACACTGTCCTCCGCGGCGCCAAGTTCCGCCCAATGGACGCCCAAGTCTGCGTCCTCGGCCTGACCGACGGCCAGCCCCTTCGCCTCGTCCCCGAGCCCACAAACAGGTTCGACCCCAACGCGATCCAGGTCCACGCCACGAATGCCGAAGGCGTAGAACACTTCATCGGCTACATCGCGAAGGAGGACTGCGAAGACGTCCTCCCCCTCCTCGCCGGTCCGCACAAGGCCTACGTCGCCGAGGCCTGCGGCAACGCGCCGAAGATCACAGTAGAGTATGACTTCGGCGAGGACTCCGAAGTCTGGGACGACGATCCCGACTCCGACTCCGAGTAAGTCCCATGGACAAGCGAACTCAAGAACTCCAGCTTCTTGAGCTCCTGCACTCGGCGCTGGCTTCCGACCACGGCATCGCTGTTTCCACCAACGACAGCCACCGTCTCCGCCAGCGCCTCTATGCAGTCCGCCGAGGCGACCCCCGTTTCGCTCGCCTCTCCTTCCGTCCTTGCCCGGCCGATCCCGAGCATGAACTATGGATTGAGAAAAATGACAAGGATCAAGCTGAAGAAGCACACCTTTAAGCTGGGCGAGGGGCAGGTCGAGCGGCTCGCCGCAGCCCACCCCAACATGCCCGTCAGCCAGGTGCTTCGCCGGATCATCGACGCCTACCTTGAAAAGCGGGAGCGCCAGATTGGCGTTGGCCCCGTGCAGCTGGAGGTCGAAGTCGATGTCTGAGTCTACGACACCCGCAGTGGCCGAAGCCCCGCAGAACTCCATCACCGAGCTTTTCCGAGCCGACCCGCTCTCCCTCACGCGAAGCGACTTCGAGTCCATCATCGAGCACTACCGCAAGCATCGGCACCAGTTCAATGTGCTGACTGCGAAGGGCAGTGGCTCCGTCGCCAAGGGGAAGTCCGTCGCCAAGGCCGAAGCTGCCGCCGAGAAAGCCAAGGCCCTCGGCATCGACTTCGACAACCTGGAGATCTGACCATGCAGTTGCCATCCAACTTCGACGAGCATGGTGCACAGTTCGCGTGGGACTCGACCACCCTCAAGGCCGCCTACACCTGCCAGCGGTACTATTACTACGCCTTCGTGGAGAACTTCTCTACCGAGAACAACTCCGTCCACCTCCTTTTCGGCGGCATCTACGCAGCCTCGCTCGAGCATTATCACAAGATGCTCGCCACCGAGGACTGCACACATGAAGAGGCGGTCTTCTCGGCAGTCCGTTATGCCATGATCCGCTCGTGGATTCACAACCTCACCCCCGAAGGCGAGCGACGTCCGGGCACCGGCCACCCCGCGGAGTTCCTCTCTTCCTCGAAGACCCGCCGGAACCTCATCCGCACCATCATCTGGTATCTTGAGGAGTTCCGCAACAGCGACTACACCACGCTGAAACTCAGCGATGGCCGACCGGCCGTGGAATACTCCTTCAAACTTCCAGTCGACAACGGCTTCGTCTTCTGCGGCCACCTCGACCGAGTCGTGGACATGGTGGGAGACAACTTCATCCAGGACCAGAAGTCGACCGGCACTTCCCTCTCCGCGTGGTCCTTCCTCCAGTACGACCTCGACGTCCAGATGTCGATGTACACCTTCGCAGGCAATGCCATCTTCCACACTCCCGTCAAGGGCGTGATGGTCGACATCGCCCAGATCGCCACGGACTATTCGAAGTTCCTCCGCGGTTTCACCTACCGCACCAAGGAGCAGCTCGAAGAATTCTACGCCGAGAGCATGGCCAAGATCATCGAGACCCGCGAACGCACGAAGCGGTGGCGGGATACGGAAGACGAGTCCGCCTTCCCTCGCAACCTGACCGCGTGCGGAAACTACGGCGGCTGCCCCTTCCGCGAAACCTGCCGCCAGCCGGCGAAGTACCGGCAGAAGTTCATCCGCTCCAACTTGGCCCGCAGGGCTGAGCCCTGGAACCCCTTGGTGGCTCGCTAATCATGGTCAAAGCTGTCAACCCTGTTTCAGTCTTTGAACTCCGTAAGCTATTCAGCTACGATCCGGAAACCGGAGAACTGATCAGACTCACTGGACGTTTCGCCGGAACACTTGCAAGCGCGCGAGACCGTGCATATGTTGGTGAGTGTGATATACGAGTTGCTCGTATCATATGGGCTATCGTTCATGGCTACTGGCCCTCCAAATTCATCGACCACCGTGACGGCAACCAGCTTAATTTTAAGCTGAGCAATTTACGTGAAGCAACCCCAACGCAAAATCAGTACAACAAAGTTGGAGTTGGGGCTTACCCAAAGGGTGTCACCTTTAAAGGGGATGTGCCTCGCACAAATCCATGGCAGGCAAAAATCCGAGTGAATGGCAGACGCATTCACCTTGGTTCTTTTCCAACCATGGAAGATGCAGCAGCCGCCTATCGTAAGGCTTCGCTCAAATGTCATGGTGAGTTTTCTCTCACTGCATCTGTACTCGAACGCTGAGGCCATCCCAATGCCATCCCTCGACACAGTCTCCCCCGAGCAATCCTTCATCCGCATTCTCTACGTCGGCAACTCCGGCGCGGGCAAGACGGGCTCACTTGTGAGCCTCGTGAAGGCCGGATACCGAGTCCGCTTGATCGACCTCGACAACGGCTTCGGCATCCTCAAGCAGTACGTCTTGCACGAGTGCCCCGATAAGATCGGCAACGTCTCCGTTGTCTCGTACCGCGACAAGTACAAGGCCACTCCCGCTGGCATCCAGGTCAACGGCGTGCCCACCGCCTACATCAACACGATGAAGGCCCTCGACAAGTGGCCGGACGACGAGTCAAATCCCGCGGAGTGGGGCGCCAACTCGCGTCCTCGTCATCGACTCCCTCACCCGGCTCGGCGAGGCCAGCTTCGCGTGGCAGTCCCGCCTAAACCCGGGAGTCCAGGACAAGCGGCAGATCTACAAACTCGCCCAGGACTCCATCATCGCATTCCTGCAGAACCTGACGTCCGAGTCCTTCCGGACCAACGTCATCGTCTGCACCCACATCAAGTACAACGAGACCGAAACGCGCGGCTTTGCTAACGCAGTGGGCAGCGCCATCGGTCCAATCATTCCCTCCTTCTTCAACAACATGGTCAAGGCGACCACGGAGGGGAGGGGAGAAAACGCCAAGCGGGTCATCCGAACTGTAACCGATGGCGTGGTTGATCTCAAGAACGAGAAACCGTTCTCGATCAGCCGTGAACTACCGCTTTCGAGCGGCCTTGCAACACTCTTCGAAGAACTGAAAGGGAACTAAGCTATGCCCTCTTTTGCAGAAATCGCCAACAAGAAAGCCAACACCATCGAGAAGCCGCCGCTCCCGCCGGTCGGCAACTACATCGCGATGGTCATCGCCGAGCCCACCATCAACAAGCGGGAGTCCGCCAACGGCGACCTCGAGATCATCGACTTCTCGTTCCAGGCACAGCAGGCGCTGGACGACGTCGACCCGGACGAGCTGGCCAAGTTCGGCGGAGTGAAGGGTGTCCGCGTCCGGCACTCCTTCCTCTTCAACACCTCGCCCGATGAAGAGGCGCGGTTCCGTCAGACGGAATACGAGCTGACCCGCTTCCTCGTCGACCACCTCCAGGCCGGCAAGGAGACCGACTCCATCTCCCAGCTGATGGGCAACGCCAAGGGCACGATGTGCCAGATCGAAGTCGGCCACCGGCCTGACCCGAAGAAGGCGGACGTCTTCTACCCGAACATCAAGTCGACGATGCCGATCGACTAGGCTTTCGGTTCGGGGAGGGCGACCCCCTCCCCATTCCCAAATCCTAACGGAGGCCATCCATGTACCGCATACTTCCCCTCTCCTCCATCATCGTGGAGCGCGACGAGCGGCAGCGCCGCGACCTAACCGGGATCGACGAGCTTGCATCTTCGATTGCCCAGGTCGGCTTGCTCCAGCCCATCGTCGTCCAGCCCAACGGCGACAACGTCCTCCTCATTGCGGGTGAGCGCCGGCTTGCCGCCCACCGCAAACTCGGCCTGACCGAGATCGCCACCATCACCCTCGCCGACCTCTCCCCGGCGCAATCCCAGCTCATCGAGCTGGAAGAGAACGTTAAGCGCAACGCTCTACCATGGAAGGATGAGTGCCTTGCGGTCCACCGCTACCACAGCCTCCGCCTTGCCGCCGATCCCGAGCACAAGGTGGACACCACCGCCCGCGAACTCTCCATGTCCTCCGAGTCCATCCACCAGCGCCTCGCTATTGTGCGTGAGATGGAGGCGGGGAATGACCTCGTCATCAAGGCCGAGGCCTTCTCCACCGCGCGCAACCTCGTCGCCCGTGCGGCGGAACGCAAGGCAGCGGCCGAACTCGAGTCCATCGTGGCAACGATTGGGAAGGAGCCGGAGCCGGAGGCAGAGCCCGGCGCCCCGCCTGCTCCTGCCATCGTCGCCGTCCCGAGCGTGCCTCTCCTGAACACCAGCTTCCACGAGTGGGCACCTCTCTACGACGGCCCCCGCTTCAACTTCATCCACTGCGATTTCCCATACGGCGTCAACGCTGACAAGCACCACCAAGGAGCGGCAAAGCTCTATCGCGGATACGAGGACTCCCCCGACGTCTATTGGACCCTCCTTTCCACCATGGCCGAGAACATCAACCGGCTTGCGGCGGACTCCGCCCACCTCATGTTCTGGTTCTCGATGGACTTCTACTACGAGACCAAGCTGGCTCTCCAGCAAATGGGATGGAAGGTCATCTCCCCTTACCCCCTGATCTGGTTCAAGTCCGACAACACAGGCATCCTCCCCGATCCGCAGCGTGGTCCGCGCCGCGTCTACGAGGTCGCCCTCATGGCCTCGCGAGGCGACCGCAAGATCGTCCAGCCGGTCTCGAATTGCTTCCCCGCTCCCGTGGTCAAGACCACCCACATGAGCCAGAAGTCCCTCTCTATGCTCAAGCATTTCTTCCGCATGTTTGTCGACCAGCACACGATCATGCTGGACCCAACGTGCGGCTCCGCTAGCGCCGTCCGCGCTGCGTATGAAATGGGAGCGGAGTCCGTCCTCGGCCTCGAACAAGAACACGAGTTCTTCGCCAGCGCCGTAGCGGATTGGAAGGAGCGGGATCGTGGAATTGATATCGAAGTCTGAACCGCGCGTAGCGATTGTCGGCGAGGCCTGGGGGGAAGAGGAGGAAATCCAAGGCCGTCCCTTCGTCGGGCCGACTGGTCGCTTCCTCTCCCACTGCCTTCGCGTCGCGGGGATCGACCGCCGGTCCGCGCTGCTGACGAATGTCTTCAACCTGCGTCCGAGGCCGAGCAATGACATCAAGAACCTTTGTGGCGGAAAGCTGGAGGGCATACCAGGCTATCCAGCGCTTGTTCAAAACAAGTATGTGCTGTCGCAATATCGAGCAGAGCTGGTTCGGCTTCACACCGAGTTGGATAGCTTTCGACCAACTCTCATCATCGCTCTCGGTGCAACAGCTTCGTGGGCTCTTCTCAAATCCAGCGGCATTCGGAAGATACGAGGTGCGCCAGCTATTGGCTACAACGGGTACAAAGTCCTCCCCACCTACCACCCGTCTGCGGTCATCCGTCAGTACAATCTCTATCCCATCCTAATCGCCGATCTCCAGAAGGCCGCCAAGGAGATGCACTTCCCCGAGGTCCGCCGCCCTCAGCGTTTCATTCACGTGGAGCCAACCTATGAAGACCTACTCCGCTTTGAACGACAATGGATCGATCCCAGCGATAGCCTCTCCATCGACATTGAAACCGCAAGCAGTCAGATCACTTGCATCGGCTTTGCGCCAAGTGTCGACCGCGCTCTCGTGGTGCCCATCGTCGATGATACTAAGGGAGATCACAACTACTGGCCCGATCTTGAAACCGAGGTTGCGGTGTGGCGATGGATTGCTCGTATGTGTTCCCTCCCGAAGGCACACATTCTGGGCCAGAATTTCAATTTCGATATGAAGTTTTTAATCATGAGCTATGGCATTCCAGTGCTTCNTGCATCCGATGATATTATGCTAATGCATCACGCGCTGCAACCGGAACTTGAGAAGAGTCTTGGTTTTATGGGCTCTGTTTACACTAACGAGCTGCCATGGAAATTCATGAGACCCAAACATAATACCACTACTAAATTGGAGGACTGATCATGGCAATTATTGTATTAACAAAAGATGCAATGGCTGTCATCGATGATGAGGATTACAAGCGCATAAGCAAGTATAAGTGGCATTTAACTGGTGATGGCAAATATGCGGCGCGGCGGCAGACTTTGACAAAAGGTGTCAGCCGTATACTCTACATGCATCATGCCGTTCTTAATATAGAACCTGACATAACAAAACCAGTCGATCATTTAAATGGTGACGGGCTTGACAACAGAAAGGCTAACCTGCAACAGGTTACTCCGCAAACTAATATTCTGCGCCGTGGCGTTAAAGCAACTGGGGTGGCTTTTGACAGCACACACTGTACATTCAAAGCTTATTACGATAAGATAATACCAGGCCAACCAAAACGCAGAATTAACATTGGCACTTTTGCCACCAGAGAAGCGGCAACTACGGCACGTAATGCTTGGATACAGGAGAATGTAAAATGATCTACCTCGCATCCGCCTACACCCACTTCGACCGCCAGGTCATGGCCGAACGCTACGAGCGTACCGCTCGCGTCACCGCTCTCCTCTTCAACCGGGGCCACCATATCTACTCCCCGATCGTCCACTGCCACGAGCTTTCCGTCCGCTTCGCACTCCGCCATGACTTCGAGTTTTGGCGGAACTACAACGAGGCCATGCTCGACGTGGCGGACGAGCTTTGGGTCTATGACGATCCCCAAGGCGCGTGGATGAAGTCCACTGGTGTGCGCGCGGAGATCGAATACATGCAGACCAAAGGCCATCAGCCCATGCTTGTCGGCCATAGCAGTCTTGCCGACACAATCTCCCTCACTCCCCTCTTCACTTCCACCTCGTGGAAAAATGCGGAGACATCAATATGCGGGTGATCGACACCTCCCAATACATTTCCGAGTCCGACCTCCTCCGCCTCTCCCCTTCCGATCGCGAGGCGATGTACAACGGCCTGGATTGTTGCGTCGCGCTGGAAATCTTCCAAATCCTCCGCGAGCAACTCGATGACGTCTCCCGCCGCACATACCAGCTCTCCCTCGATCTGCGCGGCCCGATTATGGAGATGTCTATGCGTGGCATACGAGTGGACACTGCGCGGCGGGATGCAGTCCTTGGCGACTTCACTCGCCAGCATCGCTTCATCTCCGACCGCCTGAGCGAACTCTTCCGCGCTGCCTTCGACCGCGACTTCAACTACCGTTCCGGGCCGGACATGAAGACATTCTTCTACGAGGTCCTCGGCCTCAAGCCGATCCGAAAGCGGAATGCGAATGGCCAACTCGTCCCCACCGTCAACCGCGACGCCCTCGAGCGGCTGCAGGTTAACTTCTGGGCGCAGCCCGTCATCGGCCACATCATCGCGCTCCGCGAGACGGATAAGAAGATCCAGTTCCTCCGCACCGGCATTGACCCAGACTCACGGATGCGGGCGAACTTCAACATCGCCGGCACCAACACCGGACGACTGTCGTCCTCGGCCTCCGAGTTCGGCACCGGCACCAACCAGCAAAACATCGACCGCAGCCTTCGCTCCATCTTCATCCCCGATCCCGGAATGAAGTTCATTAATATCGATCTCGAGCAGGGCGACTCCCGCAACCTCGGCGCGAATATGTGGAGCATCTTCCTCGCTTCACATGGTCCCGCCTTTGCTGGCGCCTACCTCGATGCATGCGAGTCGGGCGACCTGCACACCACTGTCTGCCGCATGGCCTGGACCGATCTTGATTGGCCCGCCGAAGGCTCTCCCCTCGATGAGTTCAAAGCCATTGCGGAGCAAATCTTCTACCGGCAGGACAGCTACCGCCAGATGGCGAAGAAGCTCGGGCACGGCACCAACTTCTGCGGACAGCCACCGACGATGGCGATGCACACGAAGATGCCAGTCTCGATCATCGCTGAGTTCCAGCGCCGCTACTTCGAGGCCTTCCCCTCGATCCCACTCTACCATCAGTGGGTGCAGGATCAGATCGCGGAGTACTCCTTCCTCACCACCCTTCACGGACGCCGCCGCTTCTTCTTCGGCCGGTCCGAGGACATGACCACGATCCGGGACGCTGTCGCTTTCACCGGCCAGTCCATGACGGCGGATGCTGTCAACAAGGGCATGGTCCAGCTGTGGCAAGCAGGCAAGCGTGGCCGAGCCTTCGCGCGCGATACGCATCTCCTATGCCAGGTCCACGACAGCCTCCTTCTCCAAGTCCCCGAGGCCATGGCGGACGATGCGGTGCCCGAGCTTCTCGACATCTGCAAAGCACCCCTCCTCCTGCCCGGCGACCGCGAGTTCATCGTCCCGAACGAGGCGAAGGTTGGGTGGAATTGGGGCGACTTTGACAAGAAGCAGCCAATGGAAAATCCCCTTGGCCTGACAAAGTGGAGCCCCTCCGGTGACTCCCGCAAGAACGAGAAACCCAGGCTTTCAATAATTGGGCGGTAAATGCGCAAGCTGACAGACTGGTTGGGGGAATTCGAGCGTTATACTGAAATCCTTTCCAGCCCCCTAATCTATCGCCGTTGGGCCGGCATCATGATAGTGGCTGCGGCCCTTGAGCGGAAGGTCTGGATCGAGACCTCGGTCGGCACCCTGTACCCCAACCTCTACGTCTTCTTTGTCGGGCCGCCAGCGGTGGGTAAGACAGTCCCCATCGCCCTATCCGCTCGCGTGATCAAGGCCCTACCCAACCACAAGGTGGCATCATCTTCGATCACCCGCGCCACCCTCATCGAGGAACTCTCCGAGGCGCAGCGCTTCAAATCCACACCCCAGGGCGCAGTCGAGTTCAACTCCCTCTTCGTCGCCTCGAACGAAATGGGCGTTATCATCCCAGAATATGCGCTCGAGTTCCTGAGCAAGCTCACTGACCTCTACGACTGCCACCCCTATTCCGAGCGCCGCCGCAACGCAAAGCACAACGCCGACATCAAGCGCCCGCAGGTGAATATGCTGGTGGGCACGCAGCCCGGCTACCTCGCCAACATCCTCCCCGACGTCGCGTGGGAGCAGGGCTTCCTCTCCCGCGTCATTCTGATCTACGCGGGCGAGCCTGTCCGCAAATCCCTCTTCTCCAAGACCGAGGCGGATAAGGTTGTGTGGGAGAAATTAATTGGGGACCTGAAAGAGATCTCCGAACTCTGGGGCGAGTTCCGCTTTACCTCCGAAGTCAAGACCCTCATCGACGACTTCTACCTCACCGGCCACAAGCGGACAGCCCTACTCCACCCCAAGCTGCAAAATTACAACACCCGGCGCCCAACCCACCTGCTCAAGCTGATGCAGATCGCATCCGCCATGGAGGGAAGTGACCTCGTCATCGACGTTCCCCACTTCCAGCAGGCGATGGACTGGCTGACCGAGGCCGAGCACATCATGCCGCAGGTCTTCAAAGCCATGACCACTGGCGGGGACAGCTCGATCATCAAAGACCTGTGGTACTACGTTTACCGTGTGAATGGGGAGACTGGAAAACCGGTGCCGGAGGAGCGCCTCGTGGCCTACCTGGGCCAACGTGTTCCAGTGGAGAAAATCAAATGGATCCTCGACATCATGAAAAGTTCAGGCCTGCTGAAGACGGAACTATCCTCAGCAGGCCTGCAGTATCTCGCGGCGGGCGACCCTAGTTCATCGAACTGAGGCACGCTCATTTTCATCCAAGCGCTCGAGTATCGACCGCATGGCACGTAGGTCAGCAAGAATAGTGGCCAGCGCCCGATCCGCATCCCGCGAAGAAACTTCCGTTGCCCCAACTCGGGCCTCCAGCGTCGTGAGCCGGTACGGCAGATTTGAGTACGTCGCGAGTGCACTCGAATGCTGCCCGATCAATTGCTCCAGCCGCTCAATGCTTTCCGCATTTCGCTTGATGCCAGCCTTGTTGTCTTGCCAGCTCATGCCCATGCCGACCAAAACACTGACCAGCGTGAGCAACGTCAACACCGTATTGGGGTTCAACTTATTTTCCCAACCTGGGCGTTTCATCTCAGCCTCATCCGTCATTGCCCCGGCCTCTATTTGCAGCTGTATTTTTCGTACCGGGAGCGGTGCTGTGCAACGCCGACGGCGAAGTCTCTATCATTCCGAAGAATGAACGTATTCGTTTGCGCGCTGGGCGCGAGCCGCACCAGCACATCACATGGATCAGTCAGACTCGGACTGCAAGCAGCCACCGAGCAGACGACACAGCTCATCATCATCAGCTTGCAGAACGGCATTGTCGATCTCCTTTCCGTCCTTCAGGATTGTGATCCGATCGGAAGCGAGGCGGGCAAGAATGGCTGCCCGCCCCTCAGCGTACATCCACCAGTGGCTCGCCACAAGCGCGACCGCCACTGCCCCGGCGACGGCCAGCTTAATCTTCATCCCCAGCATCGACCGCCTCCTTCACCTTCCGGATGGCCGAGACGATGCGGTTCTGCAGGACCAGCAGTACCATGATGAAGACGATCAGGATGGCGCCACCGGCGAGAACTGCCTGCCAGTCCATGCCTGACAGCCACCCCAGGCCGAGAGCACCCGAACCGCCAAGACCCGTCAGCCACTGCCAGAAGCTGGTCTTCTTCTTCACTTCCTTCTCGACTGCCGGCGGAACGACTGCCTCCTTCGGCTGACCCTCGCGGTGCCGCCGCTTGACCTCCGTCAGCGCCGCCCGAACCTGCTCCGGCCGCAGCTTTCCGCCCTGGCCGGCGTAGTGCCCCTTGCCGTCCGACTTCGGAAATGATGCCCACTCCTGTGCGAGATTGTTCAGCAGCGTCTCTTCCTTCAGCCGACCGGCAAGATACTTGTCGATTCCCCTGACGCCGAGCAGGTACGTCGCCATGCGGTCCTGCATGTCTTCGTCAAAGAGTTCCGTGTCAGCGATCTTCAGCGTCCGCTGGATAGAACGCCGCGTAGTCCGCACGATCTGGTACATGCCGAGGGCAGAACTGTTCCAGCGATTATCCGGGTCCGCCAGCATGTCGCCCTGGATCTTATCAATCTCGCGGAGGGTCTTGTCTGTGAGTCGAAGATTGACTCCCTTCCCCTTGCTCAGCTTGCCATCAAGCATCACCCCATAGCCGAGGCTTTCGTTGTATCCGTCATGGGCGGCCGTGCCCTCGGCTTCGCCGATAAGGTTGAGAAGCGGGCGGTAGACGTAGTATTTATCCATTACAATTCTCCATCAATTGAGTGCGGCAACAATCATGCGGCGGGCGATCGATGAACTGGAATGCGTGGCAAAGACGTTCGTTGACGTAGCTGCCACGGTTGGATTTGCCCACGCAAAACTTTCAAATCCACTGCTGTCACTAAGCTCTTCAATCCCCTCCGACGCTGTCCACACGGTCGTCCGCCCGGCCTCTCCCCGAGCGGGAGCCAGCAAGCAGCACACCATTGGCTGCGCGTGCCGTTCCGGCAAACGGAAGAGGTGGATGAAGTCGTCCACCCCAAGCACACCACTCCCAAACAGGCTCATATTCCTCACCCCGAGAAANGGGCCAGAGCGCCAGTCACACCACTTCCCGAAGGAGTACTGACAATGTCCCCACTTGCCGCCGGAACGACTGCTGTCGATTTCCACAGCTCCATATTCGCGCCGCTTGCCCCATTGACCGCGCGGAGCATTCGCGTCATGTTGACTCCGCCAATGGTTTGGGCGTCAATGCTACGGCTTGAGCCGGCACTCCATGAGACCATAGCGTACATATACTTGTCGCCTGCCGGGCCGAAGGTAGCGCCTACCACGTTCGGCACGCCGGAGAACTGGCCGAGGAAGGTCAGCAGCTTCTGTTCCCCACTTGGTGGATTATAGGTTCCAGGGACCATAACCTCAGCTCCACGCAAGCAGGGAGTTTGAAAGCAGTACCTTGGTCGAAGACACGCAGTCGTAGTAGATGTATGTCTCTGCGCCAGCTGCACTGGCAATCGTGAGT